CATATACTTCTAGACGAATCTGATAGTTCTTACAATATTCATATAAAGAAAAATAACGAGGTAATGCCATGGAAGAAATTTAACTCTAACATGGCGATATCCGTTGAATATGATTTAGAATATTGATGAGAAGCCTTTACGATTTTATTGTTGAGCCGTTAGGTGATAAATACAGTAATAAAGTCAAGGTTGGAGATAAAGAGTTAATTGTAAATACAAAAATAGAAGATTTTAAATTTGTAAATAGATTAGCTAAAGTTTTAGAAACACCCAAGGCATTTAATACGGGTATTGAAATAGGTGATATAATTGTTATACACCAAAACGTGTTTAGAGTATTCTATGACATGAAAGGAGAGAAAAAGAAAAGTAGATCTTGGTTCAAAGATGATTTACATTTTTGTGCGATAGATCAAATCTATCTATATAAAAATAAAGAAGGTTGGCACTCATTTGGTGACCGCTGCTTTATAACCCCAATAAAAGACAATCAGTCTTTAACGCTAGATAAAGAGCAAAGCCTTATTGGTATATTAAAATACGGTAATAGCTCCTTAGAAGCACTCGATATTAACCCAGGAGACTTAGTAGGCTATACGCCTAACGGTGAATGGGAATTTTTAGTTGATGGCAAGCGTTTATATTGTATGAAATCTAATGATATTGTAATTAAATATGAATACCAAGGAAACGAAGTTGAATATAATCCAAGCTGGGCAAGTCGCAGTTGAGGAACTAATCAAAGTAGCTAAAGAAGCTATCGTTGATTCAGGAGATGATATCACGGCAGATAGATTAAAAAACGCTGCAGCTACAAAAAAGCTAGCTATATTTGATGCGTTTGAAATACTAGGTAGATTAGAAGCTGAAGAGGCATTGTTAAACGAAAAACCTGCAGAAGTAAAAGAAGAGAAATCTTTTAGAGGTTTTGCTGAAGGAAGATCTAAATAATGTACGAGCAAACTCTATATACGGTTGTAAAAGACCACGTAAAACCTAAAGTTCTTAAAAGAATGAATAGGTATAAGAAATGGGAATACGGGCACAATGCTGAGCATGATTTAATAGTTATTAGTAAAACTGGTGAAATAGGTGAGATATATAAGATACAGGATCTTTTAATAGCTCTACCTAAAGAAAAGGATATTGTAGAGTTTGAAAACGACAGATGGTCTTATACTGAGTACCCAAAAGAATTAAGTAAAATTAAATCCGTGTTTGACTGGGAAGAATATCCGTTAGACTTTAAAGAAAAATGGTATGATTACATCGATAAAGAATTTACAAGGCGCGAAGAAGGTTTTTGGTTTATTAACAAAGGTAAGCCTACTTATATTACTGGTACTAACTACATGTACCTGCAGTGGAGTAAGATTGATGTCGGGCAACCAGACTTTCGGGAATCAAATAGATTATTCTACATTTTCTGGGAAGCTTGCAAAGCCGACAAACGGTCTTATGGTATGTGCTATCTTAAGAACCGTCGAAGCGGATTCTCGTTTATGTCCTCAGCTGAATCAGTTAACCTTGCAACAATATCAACGGATTCACGGTTTGGAATATTGTCCAAATCTGGTCCGGATGCAAAAAAGATGTTCACGGATAAAGTCGTACCGATTTCGGTCAACTACCCGTTCTTTTTCAAGCCGATCCAAGACGGTATGGACAGACCCAAAACCGAGCTCGCCTATCGTGTCCCCGCCTCGAAATTCACCAGGCGTAAACTTGACTCCAACGAAAAGCTCCAGGAAATCACCGGGCTTGATACAACGATCGACTGGAAAAACACGGGTGATAACTCCTACGATGGAGAGAAACTAAAACTACTAGTACACGATGAAAGTGGAAAGTGGGAAAGACCTACAAATATATTAAACAACTGGCGAGTAACCAGAACTTGTTTAAGACTAGGTTCTAGAGTTATTGGTAAATGTATGATGGGTAGTACCTCAAATGCTTTAGATAAAGGCGGCGGAAACTTTAAAAAACTTTACAATGATTCAGATGTTACACAAAGAAACGCCAATGGACAGACACGCTCAGGACTCTATTCTTTGTTCATACCTATGGAATGGAACTACGAAGGATACATTGATTCTTATGGCTTTCCTGTATTCAACACACCAAAAGAAGGGGTTGAAGATCCGCACGGAACAAAAATAACACAAGGCGTAATAGAATATTGGGACAATGAAGTAGAAGGTTTAAAGTCTGATCAAGACAGTTTAAATGAATTTTACAGACAGTTTCCACGCACAACAAAGCACGCGTTTAGAGATGAATCAAAACAATCTCTATTTAACTTGACAAAGATATATGAGCAAATAGATTTTAACGAAGATCTTAAAAACTCAATAAAAGTAACAAAAGGAAGTTTTCAGTGGGAGAACGCTAAACAAGATACTAAAGTAATATTTGTACCAAATAAAGATGGTAGATTTTTAGTGACTTGGGTTCCACCTGCGCATCTTCAAAATAAAAGATATATAAAAAATGGTACTAATTATCCTGGCAATGAGCATTGTGGAGCATTTGGCTGCGATCCATACGACATATCAGGCACTGTGGACGGTAGAGGATCCAATGGATCTCTTCACGGTTTAACAAAGTTTTCAATGGAGGATGTGCCTCCGAATATGTTTTTTTTAGAATATATAGCTCGGCCTCAGACTGCTGAGATATTCTTTGAGGACGTTCTAATGGCTTGTGTATTCTACGGAATGCCTATATTAGCTGAGAACAATAAACCTAGACTCTTGTATTATTTCAAGCGTCGAGGCTACAGAGGTTATTCAATTAACAGACCTGACAGAAAATATAACAAACTGTCTGTGACAGAAAGAGAGCTAGGTGGAATACCAAACTCTAGTGAAGATATTAAACAAGCACACGCTGCAGCTATAGAAACTTACATAAATGATTTTGTAGGTTTAAAAGAAACAGGTTATGGGGATACATATTTCCAAAGAACACTAGAAGACTGGGCTAAGTTTAATATTAATAATAGAACAAAGCACGATGCGTCTATTAGTTCAGGACTTGCTTTAATGGCTTGTAACAAACACAGGTACGCACCAAATGCTCCTAGACAAAAACCACAAGCAGTAGATTTAGGTTTTAAAAAATACGATAATAAAGGTTCAACATCAAAAATAATAAGTTAAATGGGTATATATACTAACACCAATAGCGCTTTTCCTAGTCAAGTAGTGAGCGATGCAGAGAAAGCAAGCTGGGAATACGGGACGCAAGTTGGTCAAGCTATCGAATACGAATGGTTTGGACAAGGGCGTACTAATGGTAATAGATACTTAACTAGTTGGAATCAATTTCACCAATTAAGATTATATGCTCGGGGTGAGCAGTCCATACAGAAATACAAAGACGAATTATCTATAAACGGTGATTTATCTTATTTAAACTTAGACTGGAAACCTGTACCTATTTTATCTAAATTTGTAGACATCGTAGTTAATGGTATATCTGGAAAGTCTTACGATATTAAAGCTTACGCTCAAGATCCATCGTCTATAAAGAAAAGAACTGATTACGCTTCTATGCTTTATGAAGATATGGTGGCTAAAGAATATTTAGATAGCTTACAGCAAACGCTTGGTATTAATTTATATCAAACGCCAAATATTGATACTGTACCTGAGTCTAAAGACGAACTAGAACTTCATATGCAACTAAGCTACAAGCAGTCAATTGAAATAGCAGAAGAAGAAGCTATATCGTCTGTGCTTGCTCAAAACAAATATGACCTTACTAGAAAAAGGTTAAATATGGATTTAACTGTTTTAGGTATTGCATGTGCTAAGACTGGGTTTAATACAGCTGAAGGAATTACAGTTGATTATGTAGATCCAGCTTACGTGGTTTACTCTTATACTGAAGATCCTAACTTTGACGATGTATACTACGTTGGAGAAGTAAAGTCTATAACAATACCTGAGCTTAAAAAAGAATTTCCAAATATCTCAGAAGAAGAGCTTGAGAGAATACAAAAAATGCCAGGTAATAGCCAGTACATAACTGGTTGGGGTAATTACGACGAGAACACAGTTCAAGTTTTATATTTTGATTATAAGACATACCATAATCAAGTATTTAAAATAAAAGAAACACCACAAGGATTAATGAAAGCTTTAGAAAAGCCAGATTCATTTAATCCGCCAGAAAATGATAACTTTGAAAGAGTGTCAAGATCTATTGAGGTTTTATATAACGGAGCTAAAGTATTAGGCTCTAATGAAATGATAAAGTGGGAGTTGGCAGAAAACATGTCTAGACCTACAGCTGATACAACTAAAGTAGAAATGAACTACGCTTTATGTGCACCTAGAATGTACAAAGGGCGTATTGAATCTTTAGTAAGTAAATGTATTGGTTTTGCTGATATGATTCAGCTAACGCATTTAAAGCTGCAACAAGTATTATCTAGAATGGTACCAGATGGTGTTTACTTAGATATGGACGGGCTCGCGGAAGTTGATCTTGGTAATGGAACTAACTACAACCCGGCGGAAGCGTTAAATATGTATTTCCAAACAGGTTCTATCGTTGGTCGATCACTTACTCAAGACGGTGATATGAACCCGGGTAAAGTACCTATTCAAGAACTTAATAGCTCAAGCGGTCAAGCTAAGATAAATGCGTTGATTCAAACGTATCAATATTATTTACAAATGATTCGCGATGTAACCGGGCTTAACGAAGCTAGAGACGGTACAGCTATGGATAAGAACTCATTAGTAGGGCTTCAAAAGATGGCCGCTAACGCATCCAATGTAGCAACTAGACATATCAATCAGTCTGGTCTTTACATAACCCTTAAACTAGCCGAAAACGTTGCGCTTAAAATAGCTGACGCATTAGAATTTCCACTAACTAGAAGTGCATTGCAGAATTCTATATCTACATATAACATAAAAACTCTAGATGAGATTATAAACTTAAATCTTCACGATTTCGGTATATTCTTAGAATTAGAACCAGATGAAGAAGAGCAAGCTCAGTTAGAGGCAAACATACAAGTTGCAATACAGCAAGGAGGAATTGACTTAGAAGATGCTATTGACTTAAGACAAATTAAAAATCTTAAGCTAGCAAATCAAATGCTTAAGATAAAGCGTAAGGCTAAGGCTAAGCAAGATCAAGCTAATCAACAAGCTAATATTGCAGCTCAAGGTCAATCTCAGGCAGACACCGCAGAGAAGACAGCTATGGCTGAGGTACAGAAGCAAGAGGCTATAATGGGTGCAAACGTTCAGTTTGAACAATCTAAGAATCAAATGGAGATTCAACGAATGGAAATTGCAGCTCAATTAAAAGCTCAAGAGATGCAAGCTAAGTTTCAGTTTGATATGCAGCTAAAGCAACTTGAGGTTCAGAACATGCAACAAAAAGAAAATGCTATTGAGGATCGTAAAGATACTCGTAGCAAGATGGAAGCTTCACAGCAGAGTGAGCTTATAAGTCAAAGGCAAAACGACAGTTTACCTATAGACTTTGAAAACCAACCCGATCAGGGTATGCAAGCTTTCATGTAGAAAGTAAACAATTATTTAATTATATTTTATTATGTCAAAAGAAAAAGCAAATGAACCTGTTAAGCAGGAAGGTGAGTTTAAAATTAAAAAGAAAACTCCAAAAAAATTAACACC